GTCAAACACAAGAGGTTAAGTCACGTACTCTAGTATGATCCAGGCACCAGATTATTTTACTGGGAGAGCATGGGAGGACCTTGGTCCACCTTAAAGATAATACTACCAATGGATTTCGTTCAATATAAACAAGTTTTCACCTGTCTATATAATAACTATATTCCAAAACCAAAAGTCAAGCTTAAGGCTTACTTGGCAGTCATCGATAAGATAGAAACTCAATTCCTTTCAATGAAGGAGAAAGCATGCATCAAGCTCATCAAGAGTTTGAGACTCTCGATTTACCATTCGCTTGCTGGATCCTATCATGAGATATCGTTCCTTAAGAGTGATAAACTCACCGGGTTACCCAGAATGTTTGGTCCTGAGATTGGCCGACAAGTTTTTCATGGGGATCGAGACACGATCAGACTTTTATTGACCGTGCTTCAGTTGTCATATTTAATAACAACTGACCTCGACCCTGATGTTAAAGCGATTACCGCCCGATCAAAGGCCGATCCTGAATTAATTCAGGAGATGACACAATGGATCAAGGATTACAGTAACCGCTTAATCACCCCAGAGGTAGATTTCGCAGGTTGGATAGAACCCCATTTAACAAGCTCCAGCGGGCCACTAGGACCCGCCCTTTGGACCGCACTTAATGAGATACCGCTTATTCCCGAAGGACTATCTAGAGATCTAGATATCTTAGGGGGCGAGACCTTTTCGGTGTGGTTTAAGGAGACCAAAGAAACTCAGTCAATGCAACTGGATCTGAAAGCTGCAATAGTTAGCAGTACTCAGGATCTACCCTCAGAGGGTAGAAAGAAAGGATCAAAGCGAGAGGCAATTAAGCCCCCGGTTTCCCGGACGTCTTTAAGACGCCTCGCAGCAATCCCCGCACCAGAAGCAAAGACGAGGGTCATTGCTCTCCTAGATTATTGGTCACAAACTGTATTGAAGCCGCTTCATGATTGGTCTTTCGACCTTCTAAAGCAGTTTCCTTCAGACATGACTTTTAATCAAGGAGGAGTTGTTAGCGTTCTTTCGTCTAAACGGCAGCTGAACTCTTTTGACTTGAGTTCCGCAACGGACAGGTTTCCTATTGATTTACAGGAAGCCCTCTTATCAAATTTGATAGGGTCCGAGCGTTCTGCAGCCTGGAGACGAATACTCGTCGGTTATGAATTTACAACCGCATGGGACAACTCCAAGTATAAATATGAAGTTGGTCAGCCCATGGGAGCATATAGCTCCTGGAGCACCTTCGCACTAACTCACCACCTCGTAGTCCACTTCTCTGCCTTCAAGAACAACATTTCTGTTGGAGAATTTAGAGATTATGTACTAC